CCTGCACAGTCCTAGATGGTGTGACAGGTTTCTGACCTTCTTACCCTCTAGCATAGCATTGAATCTGTCATATGCCCCTGCATTCATGGCATTTGTCCAGGCTGTACATTGTTCAGCCCATTGTGTAAAGTGTGCAAATTCATGCACCAGGATCTCAAAGGAATCAGGTCTGTTCATTGCACAGGCCAGCACAGGCACAGATTCATCAAAGTACCCTGAACATCTGTTTGTGGCATCTAGCTTCAGATACTTTGTGTTCTTTAGTTTGCACTGGACATTGAATGTCTTGCAGGTATTTTTGACATGTTCAACAAAGTCCATAATTAAATATCTTTTAGGATAGCCTCATCAGGCCTGTCTATTTCGGGAATGTTCACCCTCTGACCACCTCTGACAGCTGCCAGCATTTTTCTCAGTTGGCTTTCCAAAGAATGCACATCCTGTAGTTTCTGCACCAGCCATGATTCCTGATCCATGACTGGCATCTTATTAAATCCTTTTGGCATTTTCATATTCAAATTGTATTAGTAGATCAATGTAGTGTTTGGCTTTTTTGAGATCCTCAACTCCATTCTTTTCTCTGTGTCTCATCACATATTTGATGATGTTGCCCTCAATGAATGGCACATTGTTTTTATGTATGAACTCTGTAGGCTGGATCTTATATTTAGCATAATGACCACCACCAACCTGGATGTCAGATGCTTTACAGGATTTGGCCATTGTAGATCCTTTTGTTGCTTACTGAATAGGATTTGTCTGCATGCACTTTGATGTGTGCAAAGCCATGACTGTAGTTGCTCACCAGTGGGCTGTAGTCAGGTTTCAATTCACACAGGCATCCTGTACTCCATGTTGTGGTCATGTCACCATCCATGTTTGTCTCTGTATGCTCACTCACTTTGTGTACATGCCCAATGATTGTTGATTGCTTTGCTTTGGTATATAAACCCCTGGCACTGTTCACTGGTGCAAAAAATCCTCTCATCACATGGTGTCCATGTGTGATTGATAGGTGTCCAGCTTTTACCAGGACATTATCCTCAATGCTGGTGATCTTATACTTATTGAAATTTAGCAGGCTTTCCATCTTAAATTCATCCATGTCCAGGATCTCAGGTGCTTTCACCCTCAGATACAATTCCAGTCTGATGTCATGGTTGCCTTTTAGGAAATAGATCTGCTGTGTAGGAAATGCCTCTCTCATAGCATCTAGCATCACCTTTGCTGTGTCCAGTTCATATTTGACAGATCTCTTTGCAGGATTCTTTTCAAACCTACTGATCTGACAAAAGTCCATCAGATCCCCATTGATAAAAATGGTGTTCACATTGTTTTCCTGGCCATACTGGAATGCAGCTGTAGTGGCTGCAATGTCATGATAGGGAATGTGCAGATCTGAGATCAGCAGAATATTGTTGCAGGCTGTTGGCAGGACAAATGGTTTTCTTTCCTCTGCACTGCTTTCAGGTAATTTATACGGATTGTAGTTGTATTTTAAATCCTCTTTTTTGTGTCCAGTGAATTTGCGTTTCTGATCACCGACCTGCCCTCTGACATATCTCAATGAATGTCTAGCATCCTCTATGTCTTTGTACAGTAGATTGTTTTCTTTGTAGATTTTCCTGGCTAGTGTCAGGGTTGGTGTGTCTGCAAAGCGTTCATGATACTGCTGTGCAGTATCTTTCTTTGGGTGTTTCATAGGTATTGGATTTCAAATAAATGTCACTCTGTGACCACTATATCAGCACAAAACCATTCTTATCTACTTTTCCAGCTGTGTGCAATGCTCTCAGTTCATATATAGATTTCCCAAAGGTTTTTTGAAAATGTGGCAGATCTAAAAATTTCCAGTCACCACCCCACTCAAATCCGTATCTCTTAAAGATCTGCACTACCTCCATCCAGTCTGCTTTCTTATCACCATCAAAGTCTGATTTGACATCCCATGATGCAGTTTCAAAAGTTCCATTTTTATCTTTGTCCAGGATCAGCACAATGTCAATGGCCAGGCCATAGTTGTGATATGATTGCCCACCTTTGGCATTTGTAACCCTATTACCAGGCTTTGTTCTGCCCTGGGCAAATAGTGCATCCTGTTCAGCAAATGTCCTTAAAGTGTACGCAAAACGGCAAATAGCACTACCTGTCAGTGATGCTACTATGTCATCATAAAGTTCCAGTGCCTCATCCCTCAGTTTGGGATGCAATAGCTGAATCCTCTCTAGTGTCTTTTGGTCTTTCATTGTTCTTAAATTTTTCAAATGCAGTTACTCCAAACACAGCAGCTGAATACAATAGGAATCCCTCAAATACAAACTGCTTTGTATTGGGCAGGTAGCCCATCACAATAGCATTGATGAAAGCAGTGATGCCAGCAAATCTTTTGCTACTCACCAGCCCATCATCCGATAGTAAGTTTTTTAAGAATTTCATATATCCGTTTCCTGGATATATATAGCACAAAGCCAGCTATTAACACAATGATCCAAAGCCAGCTGATCTTTTTCTTTTCTACAGTCTTTGTCACTTTCTTTTCAGAAACTGTGACAGATTGCTTTTTGTCATTCAGGATGGCCACATCTTTGGTGATGCTGGTTGATTCCTGTTTGTCTTTTCGTTTATTTCGTTTATAGCGGATTTCCTTAATGGCCTGGGCAGGTATGCTCACACTGTCACCCTTTAAAATAAAAAGCCCAGTGGCCGTGTCTTTTAACACCACCACCAGGTCTGTAGTTTCTATTTCTTTTGTAGATGTGTTTGCTGTACTGTCTGACTTTACAAACTGCTTTGACTGATCTATTGCCACAGCTGAACTGTCTTTGATTTGCTTATTGGTAGCTTTTTGCACCAATGAACATGATGTGAACAGCAAAGCCAATATGATCAACCTCATTCTCTGTCTTGTTTATTTTGCATGGATATTGCCAGTCTGTTGATAGTCTCAATAATATTGTCCAGTTTTTTAGCAATGCTGTCCTCATTCTTTTCAACCATGCTCACCCTGACCTCTAGTTCTTTTAATTTCAAACTAACTTTCACATAAATGCTAATCAGCCCAACTATGATTGCAATGGCCTGGCCTGCTAAAAAAACTACAATACTGTTCATGTTTACTTACTATCAATCAATTTTAAAAATACTGGATAGATTTCATCAGTCTCAATGTTGCCTATTGTGTCAATGGTGATTTCACCTGACCACAAATTCACAACATCAATGTCCTTTTCAACTGTCAATAGTTCCTCTTTTTCTTTCTGCAATTCAGGCCACTTTTCTTTTGACACAGTGATCATTCCGTCTTTTTCCTCACCGTACTTTTTGAACAGTTCCTGTTCAGCCTCAGAATAGATTTTGAACTCAGGTGCTACCACATTATTCAACCGCTGCAAATACAGCTTTGTTTTCATGTTCACCTTTTGTTTCAACAAACCCTGACTGATGATCTCATTTGATCCGTCTGCTTTTTGCTTTGTGATTCCGTTCAATTCATAGTGAAGTGAAACCACCTCATGTAGTTTTAGTTTCATGCTTTCGTGTTTTTTTATATATAGCTTTTAAGCTATTTTTTATCAAGTAAGTGTCAGCCCTAATTCACCAGCAGCCCAACTCCATGTGTAGGTGTTGCCTGTCCTGGATGTGTAGTCAGATCCTGACATGGTCAGATTCCCATCTGCAACCTTTAGATCACCTGATGTCCTCAGTTCATAGTAGTAAACTGATTCAGTGTCCAGGTCATCATCTATGCATTTCAAAAACAGCTTTGTGGCTGTTGCAGCTGCACCATTGATCCAGGTGCTTACTGCACTGATTGTCTTTGTCATTCCGTCTTATTTGTGGTGTGCATCATCACACACCTGGTTTGTTATTCTGCCCAGGGCAATGGTAGATTCACTATTGGTGGATTCTTAATGTCTGCAATCTTTGCAGCCACATTTGCCTGTAATGCCTCAACATCCAGCCCTGCCTCTAGCCAGCTGATCACTTGATCCTCTGTCAAATCAGGATAGGCTGTGAAGTCTGTTTCTGATGGTGTAGCACATGCCATTGCACCAAAGGTGTCAGCATAGATGTCACCATCTGTGCCTGCATACCGCCAGTGTACTGTTTTCACTACATCTAAAAGTTCACCATCCTGTGGTGCTGTGTCAAGACTATTGTCTGAGAAAATCCATTTGTATTGTATTGCCATTTCTATTTGTTTTTAAGGTGTACCATGTAACGGTATTAAATAATTTTGTCCGTTTACTGTTATTCTCATGTATGTAGAAACCCCACTTGATGTTGAATCTGTACCTACGTTTGTAACCTCTAATGTTTTGACTTTCACATCACCAACAAATTCAGCTACACCTGTTTTAAAAATCTTAAATTTATATTCTTGTGTTGCACTATCAGTTGCTGAATTATTGTAAAAACCTAGAAAATCATTAGCACTATTTGGAGATGAAGCTGATGAATAAATAGTCCAATCACTACCTGCATAACTTCCACTTCCCTCTAATCTTAAACCTACATATCCAGTTGTAGAATCACGCAAGTGTAATTTTTCAGATGGGTTTGTTATACCTATCCCAAGATTCCCAGTAAACCATGAACTGCCACCTGCTTGTAAACCAATATCAGGGCTGCCTGCACTGTATAGATACATCCTACCATTATTTGCTGCACCACTTGTAATAATGGCATTTAAGTTCCCAGCATTGTAATATGTTATATCCCCATTCGCTGTCACACTGCTGCTAAATGTTGCAGCACCAGTGGATGCTATGGTAAGATGAGCAGTTGATGATGCTCCAGCAGCCAATTTAATAGCACCACTTGCATTATCATTAAGTATTGCAATATCTCCTTTGTCGGTATATAAAAATGCGTTGCTTGCAGCAATTATTTTATATGCATTTGTAGATGAGCTAAACTTACCAAATGTAGCATAACCCGAAGTTGCGTCTGAATTTGCCTGAAAAGTTGATTGTGATGAAGTGCCTGCTGTTGTATTACTGATATTAATAACAGATGAATTATTCTGATTAACACTAACC